ACTCACATCAGCTTTAGTCGATCTTGGTAAAGTTTCCCACATCGGCTCTTACAACTCTTGGATAACTACTAATAAAAACGTAATGCAAGACTTAAAAGATTTAAGTCCAAAGTATTACTCAAAATTCTTATTAGATTTTAACAAGATTAAAACTCAACTTGAAACTAATGGAATAATAAAAAATGGCTGAAGATCAAAAAGAACGTAAATCACTTGGAGTAGTATTTCCAAATGAGAATAAAGAAAATCCTAAAAGCTATGATCTTAAAGGAACGATAACTTTGCCTGATGGTCAAAAGTTTAGAATTGGTGGTTACAAGGCTGAGGCCTCTGGAACTGGCAAACTACCTAAAGGCGCTCCTTATTATTGGATGCACCGAGTAGAACCACTTGAAGAAAATAATGCTGGTACTGCTTTTGATCCAGCAAGTTTGGAGAGTTAAGCAATGGATACGGATAAATTTAAAAGCATAGCTCTAAATATGGAAACTTACAAAAAGCTTAGAGAAATGTCTGATAAGAAATTTGAAATGCCACAAAGTATGGCAAAGACAGCTTCATTTTTTATTGATCAGGCTTTTGTAGATTTTAACAAAGATAAAAATGCAAAACGAAAAGCTTAAACAAATCCGTCAAGAAAAAGAATTAGAGTATGGATCATTCGATGCCAATATGAATTATATAGGCAAAGCATGGTCCGCTCTACTTGGATTAGAAACAGATATTCCAGGTCATATGGTTGCTAATATGTTTGTTGCCTCAAAACTTATTAGGACCAATCAAAGTTTTAAACAAGATACTTACGATGATGCAGCAAACTATTTACATCAAGCGGAGTTAATGCAGAAAAAAGATCAAGAACCTATTGATGCTAATGTCAGAATGCATGACGGTTTACGTCAAGAACATAGAATTAATTATCCAAAGGATGAAGATGACAGTAATTAAATTTCCTAATACTCCAGCTAATCAAATGTCTAATACTGCAAAATTAGCTTTAGAAATGGAAAGAGAGAAACAAGCAGTAGAAATATTTTTAAATTGGAGACTCAATCAAGATGACTGGGATACTTACAATCCTACTGAAAGAGATTTAGAAATAGTTGCCATGTTTGGCGAGGTTATGAATTTCGTTCCAATAGTTGCAGCAAGATTAAATTCAAAATTAGCAGAGTTTATTTGCAAATTAAAAGTTCAATACGATCCATTGGAGAAACAAAATGACTAGAAAAAACGGAGATCTTAACTTTCAAACTTATGTTGGTTATCAAGCTTTCAGCTCAGATATGCCAGTCCATAGAATTAACCAAACTAATTGGTACTTAAAATTTGAACATAACTTACCAGCTTTCTTTATCGGAGTTGATAATGTTTTTAGACAAATGCCACCTCTTGCTTTCTTTGAGACAGCAGATCGAACAACAGTTCAAAATATGACTGGATGGAAAAAGCAAACAGAGGATTATTTTAACTTAACCATAGAGGAAATATTATGCCAAACAGACATAGAACCGTTGAAGAACTTGCCTTTAACGCAACAGTCGGAAGAAATATCAAATTCTTACGAAAAAGAAAAAACTTAAACCAATCAAAAGTAGCAGCAACAATCGGAACAAGCTTCCAACAGATTCAAAAATATGAAAAAGGAGCCAACGGATGCAGCGCAATTAAATTAAAGCTAATTGCAAATAAATTTAACGTATCAATGGATGTCCTGGTTGATCCAATGATGATTGCTAAATATGAAGGTTTTAAAGAAGAGCATATAACAGATGCTTATATCAACGAAGATATAAAATTATATACCAATGAGCATAATAAAAGCTGATGTTTGCGAAATAGAAATACAAGAGCAAACAATGGATGATGCTGCTTGTAAGTATATGGTCCTAGTAAAAATAGCAGACATACAAACTGGCGCCATAAATATTTCAAGGATTATTCTAACAGATCAAAAACCGATTGTTAAAAAAACAATAGATGATGGAAATAAAGTAAATGAGCAAAATAATTAAAACAACTACTGGTCAAGCAGACTTTATAATTAAGGAAGAATATCCAGACGAAAATAAAGCTATTGAAGGTAAAGAACCCACAACGCAAGACGCTGAAATATCTGATCTTAAAATAGAAAATGTTAAATACAAACTAAAGGAGGTTTTAAAAAATGAATAATGATCAAAAGCTATTAAGGCTAGAGAAAAGACATAAAGGTCTGGCCAGAGTAACAGCAGCTATTAATGATCTTTTTATATACGGAGTTTATGAAAGTAATTTTCCAGCTTTAATGGAAAAGTTAAATGAAGCTAAAGATGCTTGTAAGGAAGAGCTAAGAGATACTCATGTTGAGATTATATCCACAACGAAAGCAAACGAAATAACTAAACTAACACCAAGTACACAAGAACAATTACAAGAGGAGTTTGACGAATGACAAATGAAAGCATGTTTAAAGATGCAGAAAAGATTGAGTATCTTAAAAATCAAAATACTTTATTAAAACAAAAATTAAAAGAAGCTGTATCTAAAATAAAAAGAATACAAACTTTAGAAACACATCATCTTAAAAATAATGGAGATCTGAGAGTTCACATTACAAAATTAGAAAAAGAAAATAAATTCTTTAAAGACGAGAATAAAAGATTAGTTGAAGAGAATAGTAATTTAAGCCTAGTTAGAGGAAAATAGAGGCTCTAGGAGCCACAGAGACTGCAATTAAGCAGCCTCCACGACCTTTGATACCTAGTTAAGAAACGTATTTTTTAGGAAAAACAACAACATTAGATTTTGGTAAAGAAATAATTTTTATTTTTTTATCCTTTTCCATATCTGCAAACGTAGTTTTATAGCTATATGTTTTACCAAGTTTATTTTTAATGTATTGAAGTGTGTTCCAATGTTTATTTTTCATTTAACACCTCCAAGTTCATAGCCTTTTTAACTGATGCTCTTCTCTTGGCTCTTTGCTCAGAAGAAACTCTCATGTTATGACTACCGTAAATATCAGTAGTAGTTTTATATTGGCCATGTCCGATAGCATTCATTACATAGTTTTGATCTATGTTCGGATCGGATTGAACAGCATTAACTAAATGAGTTGCTAAAGCATGTCTAAAGGTTTTTGTTGGACAGTCTTTAAAAGGAGAACTAATAACTTTAAATGATTTAGTAATACCTCTATTACCAGGATTTCTAATACCATTTATATTATTATGATCTTTTATATTCCATTTAAGAACCGCTAACCCATTTTCTTCATAAGCCATATAAACCATAGTTCTAAACTTATGAGCTGATATTGGTCCTTTAGTTCTTAATGATGGAAACAAGTAATCATTATCAAGACTTTTAGTTTTTTCTAACCACTCTGTTAAATGTGGAAGATAATCATCTTGAATATCTATATGTCTTTTACTTGCTCTTCTTTTAGTTTTATTCTTACGTCTGTTTTCAGCATGATCAAAAACGCCATCAATAAAAATAGTTTGACCAACTAAATCTATATGTTTTTTTAATACACCTTTAAGTTCTGAAAACCGTAAACCAGTAAAGATAAAAGTAATAATAGATATGAATTTATAATAACAATAAAAATCATTATTTCTATTTTCATATAAATTATTGATTAACCTTTTAGCTTCGTCAGGTTGTATTGGTGTAGTTTCTTTTGGATAGTATAAGTTATCATCCTCTGGCTGGATGTCATATTGATTTGCCATCTTCCAATTAAAAACAGATGAGTTTATATCTATATCTTCTCCATCTACATGACGAAGAAATGTTTTAATAAACGAAACAACTCTTGATGCTACCTTCCATGTTGCACCTTGTTTGGCAATAATACACTTAACAAAGTCTCTTAATATTGGTCCAGAAACTTCATCAATATATACATCTGGAAAGCATGGAGCTATGTACTTTCGGTTAAATGTTTCATAACCTTTAACACTTGCTAAACTTAACCTGATTGTAGGATCTTCAGCTGCTGCTAATTTATTTAAAGCATACTTTTCATATTCAACTTTAAACTTATGTCTATCAGCAACGATTACTTTTTTCTTTGCTATCAAAGCAATCAATTCATCTTTAGCTTTTAATGCAGCAGACTTATTGGACCACTTCTTAGTACCATCAGGCATAACTAATGTATGTCTATGGATCTTACCTTCATTATCTTTAGTGTATCTTAAAACAACGTAGCCTTTATATTTAGGAACTACTCTTAGATCTTCTTGTTTCATATAGATTTAATACCGAACCCAGATAGATACGCAAAAGATTTAGGAAAATAGTTTCAACCACAATATGATATGGTGCTGAATTGGTGCTAACACCAAAATTCATAACCTCAAATGTTGTGATTTTCCTATACTGATTGTTTCTATCCAAGATAGTAACCTTTCGTTAGTTAAGTTAATAAAACTAACAACGGTTGAAGATATAAGATTATAAAGATTGATTAGAAAACCGATGCTCTATCCAGCTGAGCTAAGAGCGCATTAAGTGATTGGTGCTGAATTGGTGCAACCAAAAAACCTAAAGATTTCTTAACACAGTTACTTATAATTTCAACTATCATTAGCAACTAATTAATATCAAAAAGTATAGGATAGGTAAATAGTGAAAAAAGCTAGATTTTAGAATCTTTTTTGGATTGGATGTAATCGCCTAAGCAATCTTTAGTAGGCTCTTGTCCGATTTTATGTTCAAGACAATAATGTTTATAGTCAGCTGTTGATATAAAGTTAGGAGTTGTATCTCCGCATTGATCACACTTAAATTCTGTAACCACTTTAGGTTTTCTTTTTCGCATTGAAGATGTGTTTGATTTTTATTGTCTTATACTGTCGATGAAATTGTAAACTCTACCAAATTGTTTATCAATATTTTGTAATTCATTTAAGATCATGCTTTGAGTTATTCCAATTTCTATTATGGAAATTAAAACCCAAGTTGATAAGCCAAGAAGTATAGTTCCAAGTAAAGCAATAAAAGCAGTATTAGTTTTTCTGTTCATTTTCTATTTTTATTAATTGTTCATATATTACAGAAGTTAAACCAGGAGGAGCAGTTATAAAATTATGTTCACTTTTTAAACAACTTGTTATTAAAATAAATATAATTAAATATTTTATATTACTCACTTCTTTTTATTAATAAATTTTTAAAATCTATTTCTAATTGCTTAATTTTTTCTTCAAGCCTATCCATCTTGTCATTAGCAACAATGGTATTACCTTTATTTGTTTCTATATTTAATAGTAAATGATTTTGATTTTCTTGTAGTCTAGCTATGTAAGTTTTAAAATTAAAAAGATGAGTATCGTTTATTGTGGTAATTTCTGCTTTATTTTTATTAATAGTTTCTGTTAAATTTACTATGTATCTAACGCCAGTAAATGTTCCAACTATAATAGAAACAACTACTGGTATCATAACAAAATTTTTTTTTAATATGTCTGTAACATTCATCTATTCTTTCCTCTGAAATAATGTTTCGATGGCTCATAGTTCCATCGTTTACCATGATGGCCTCTAAGATCTGCATACTTCATTCTAATTCTAACTATAATTTTAAGCAGCCTTCTCACTTGCCACCACCTTTATATCTAGTATTTTTTTGCTGTAGTTTTTCTGATTTAGATTTTGATTTCTTATGTTGTCCTGGTCCTCTTTTTCTAGGCTTATCTCTAACGATAAAATCCTTAAACTTACGAGCCATTACTTCTTAAATATATTTGAAACTTTTATGCCAAATGATGCTGCTACGATGGCTCCAAAAATATAAAATATTTCACTAGGCATAGCTGAGAGAACTTTAGCCCAGTTCATAAATCTTTCTGTTTCGCCAATTAGAGGAAGAGATAGTATAATTAAAAACCAAACTAAAATTATTTCATCTTTAAAACTTCCGCCAGATTGTTTGATTTTTTCAATTTGAATTTCTTTTTGACACTCAATTTCTGCATTTCTTGCAACTTCTTTCTTTTTAATATGATGCTTTAATGCACCGATAGAATTTTCAATTAATGTTTTTCCAAGTAAATTAAACAGCATTAGTATAACCAGCAGTTAGGTCGATGACTTAGTTCGTCAGATGAAATAATATCAATATGAATAAAAGTCTTAGCAATACCAAGACCAGATACTTTGTTAGTAAAATAATCTATTAATGTTTTACGGTGTTGAGAGTTTGATACATGAAGGTCAACAGCTTTTCCAGTTGTGTGAGGTCCATGTTCGCCAGTTGACGATACCGCTGCATTGTGAGTTGGACAACGATAAGCAGAGGTTATTTGTAATGGTCCTAATATATTACGAGCTTCTTGAAGTAGATCTACAAGATCTGAACTAATATCTAATAGTTGGCAACAGCTGCATTCAAATTCAGATGGATTAAAGTTTATCCACTTTTCCTTCCAATCTGCATGTTCTCTTATGTAAGTTGACATATAAATTTTTAACTCCTAATTTTTTTTGTATTTCTGATTGTGGTCTTTTTTTGTGTCTGCTTGTCCTATCGGATTTCGCATCATAAAAGGTAACTTCGCCAGTTTCTTTATTGACAGTAATAATATCTATTGGTCCTTGACCTTGTAAGTTTTCGAAAACTAAATGGTCATCGTCCAACAGTTTCAGTATTGCCTCTAAATGAGCAGCAATACCTTTGTTGTAAAATTTCACTTATAATTAAAAAATCCTATTGCGGCTGCAGCTATAGATCCTAGAAATACTAGAACTGCTACAATGCCTTTACCTTTTGAAACACTATCGGAAAGTGTATCTACTTTTTTTTCTAATCTTTGTATTGATGTGATTAGATTGTTCATGCGCTCTGCGCAGATTTTTTCATGTGAAGATAATCTTATGCCTACACTTTGTTGAGCAAGTAAAGTTGTAGATTTCTTCCTAGTCATTAGCTTTTAGGATTATCTGATCGTACTTTATCGCAATGATCTTTAAATGTTGTAGTACCATTCTTTTGATCCTTATAGATCATTTCCATTTGCTGTTGCCAAGACAAGTATTGAGTTTGTCTAGTTGCATCTATACCAGCATTTGTTTCAGCAGCATTAGCAGCTGTTTCGTATGATGCTAATTGTTCAGCAGTTGGTTTGGCAATATCATAATTCCAAGAAGATATAAAAGCTCCGTTACCATCTGAATTGTCTTGTAATGAAACCTTTGTATTATCCCAAGTTTTTGAGTTTGCCTTTAAATAAAGTTTTGTTTTTGTATATAATGATGCCATAATTTATTTTCCTTATTCTATTATTTTGTAACCCATTAAACTTGTTCTATCTGATTGAACATCAGCAGTACCACCACTAGCGTCTAGTAAGTATGCATATAATTCTATTGTGTCTGATGCTGATAAAGTAAAAATACCAGATGCAGTAACAGTTACTTCTCTCATATTTTGAGTACCACCTTGTTGAATTTTTGCTGATTTAATATAAGAACTATTTTTTCTTATAAGAACAAGTGTATTTTCTCCATCTTCACCAATTGATTGATAATCGCCTGTTACAACACCTTCTAAATAATATTTTCCACCTTGACCACTAGGAACTGTAAAAGTTGTTCCATCAAATGCACTAGCACTATCTAATTCATTTTGTGTTAAACCAGTAACTTTAGTAAATGCACCTCTGCTAATAGTTGTATTAGATGCTTTTTCTCCATAAAAATAAGGTGTGTTAGTTGGTAAAACTCCACTAGCTAATTTAGCTGCTGTAATATTTGCATCAGTAATGTTTGCTGTAACAACAGAATTTGCAGTCACTAACTTACTGTCTTTAATATTTAAACCATCAACTGTAATTCCGTTAGCGGAAGTGTTTTCTTGGATGGTATCTACTTTAACTATTGAACTCAT